ATTTGATTATGATTCATATCATTTAAGATTGATTGGTGATATAATAGACTATGATTTTGGTCAAGAAAATGTTCATACATATTTAGGTAAACAATATTTTGGAAAAGATAAATTATCAGAAGAAGAATATGAACAAAGCAAACAAATATCGTTTAGATTGTTATATGGTGGTATAGATAAAGACTTTGCAAAAATAACATTTTTTGGTAAGGTAAAAGATTTTACTTATAAATTATGGAAACAATATCAAGCCAAAGGATATATGGAAACAGCTATATTATCTAGACGATTGTATGCATCTGCAATGTCAGAAATGAATCCAAACAAATTGTTTAATTATTATTTACAAAGTATGGAAACTGAATATAATATGGCCATGATAAATGAAGTAAATGCTTTGTTAGGTCCATATGATACAAAGTTAATTCTATATACATATGATTCATTGTTATTTGATTTCAATATAAAAGATGGTAAACAATTGATATTAGATATCAAAAATACCATGATGAATGGAAAATTTCCTGTTAAACTCAAAGCCGGAAAAACTTTACAAGATATGAAAAATATGACTGCTAAAGTCATATAGTGTATATTTATAATAAATGCAAAGAAACATAACAGACATACTGAATGAATGGTTCTATAGGTTACCTAATGGTTATGCTATACAACCTTTCAACGATGCAGATCTTAAAGTACTAGAAGAAGTCCTTAATGAAAATAAGATACATGCTTATCCTATTATCAAATCTTTAAAAGAAAATGATTTTCAATTAGATCAAGCATTCAATGATGCAAAACCAGTTGAAGAACGATCATTAAATGAAGGACCATCAAATGAATATGATACAGCTATATTAGATAGATTAGGTGTTGATACAATTCCAGCCGCGGCCGGAACATATAAAGTTCAGTCTGGAAAATCGTTTAAGTTACCTATTCATCCAGATGATAAAGAAACATTCGAAAAGTTATATCCTGAAACAGCTGGATCTGCTATTATAGGTAAAGGTGAAATTGCATTGTATTGGTGTTTTAATTATCAAGCAAATCCAATTAATACAGAAGATGGCAGAGGAGGAGATGCACCAGATTTAATTATTGGAGGAGAGCGAGTTGAGGTAAAATCATATAAAAGTCATACTGCACAAACAGGATTAGGTAGATGGTCTGAATTCAAAGAAGGCCAAAAAGTTGTTATTAATTTATTTGGTATAGATTCTTTAACTCAAGCATTTACACCAGGATCTAATGTAACAGTTAAATCAGAGTTATCATTTACATATAAAAATATATCAGAGGCAGCTCAATCATTAATTACATTTTTAAATATAGGAGCATTACCTGAATTAATTTCTGCATATCCTATATTTAAAAATATATATGATCAATGTATGTTGGTATTGGAGTTAATTAATCAACGAGTTCCTATTATGAAATTATCGCCAAAAAGTACACCAGAAGAAATTTCAACAGGAGTATTAAATATGCTGTTGTTAGATAAAATAGGAAGAAAGCCAGGTGATGGAGGATATCTTGCAAATGTTAAAAAAGGCGATCCTACCGATGTATATTTCCATTATATGGACTTTGATAGATTAAAAGATATTGATACGGTAGCAGCTAATGTATCAAATGCAGGAGGAGCTATAAAAGCAAACTTCGATAAAATATTTGGATAAAAATTATGGCTAAAACAAATTTATTATGTACATTCGCTCATAGAAAAGATTTAAACCTTATCGTAGACTACGTTAAGAAAAGTTATGCCATTGTAGAAAAGAAAATATTTGTATTCAATGACGCGGACAAACCAAATGATGTATATGTAACATATAACGTAGATCCATCAGAAGATTACAAGAAAACACCTAATACAATTTTAATTCATAGAAAGAAAGATACAAATACATTGTATACAGTAAATGCATTGAATGAAATAATTAAAACAGTTAATAATGGAGTTTTAGATAAAACATATATTATTGCATGGGAAAATTATAAAAACAGTTTGTTGTTAACAAATCAAGATGGATATCGTAGAATAGTGTTGGAATTATATAAAAGAATTGATGTATAATGGGTTATAACGAATATTATCGTAAACTTGAAGATAAAAAGAAAAAAGCAAAAAAATATAAACAAATGTTTGTAGATGATAAATCTTCGCCTATACAAAAAACAAATAAAAATAAACAACAAAAAACAAAATAAATTAGGATATTAAAATAATATTCTATATATTTATATTAAGAAATAAAAATTAAAAAATAGCAGTTAAACTTTTTTGCAACTTTTTTCAATAATGCTTAGGAAATACGAAATAAAGTTGTTATATTAATTATTAATTATTAACCATTAAAAAATAGGAGAAGAAAATGGCAATTAACTTAGACGCGATTAAGGCTAAACTTAATCAATTACAAACATCAAACAACAGAACTTCGAATCTGTGGAAGCCTGAACCAGGCAAGCAAATCATTAGAATAGTTCCTTATCAGCACAGAAAAGATAATCCGTTTAACGAATTATACTTTCACTATGACTTAGGCAAGAAAAACTATTTATCACCAGTAACTCATGGTCGTCCAGATCCTGTAGTTGAATTTTCTGAAAAATTAAAATCTTCTGGTAATTCAGATGAATGGAAATTAGGTAAGAAAATGGAACCTAAAATGAGAACTTATGTTCCTGTGCTTGTAAGAGGTAAAGAATCAGAAGGTGTTAAGTTTTGGGGTTTTGGTAAATTAGTTTATCAAGAATTATTGGGAGTGATAGCAGATCCAGATTACGGTGATATTACAGATGCAATGAATGGTAGAGATATCTTAGTTGAGTTTACACCTGCAGAAGGACCTGGACAATTTCCAAAAACGTCTATACGAGTGAAACCTAATGTTACTCCTTTAACTGAAGATAAGAATGTAATGGATATGGTAACAAATAACCAACCAAACTTATCAGACATCTTTAAAGAGCCATCATATGATGAGCTTAAAGAAGCTTTAGCTAACTGGTTGAATCCAGAAGGCGATGACGCTGTACAAGATTCAGCATCAACTCCAGCAGAAACTAAAGGTGATCTTCCATGGGAAAAAGAAGAAAAGAAAGAATCAGTTAAAGAAGGTGTAAACAAAGTTGACGATGTATCAGCAGCATTTGACGATTTGTTTAACGAGTAATATTAGGAGAAACAAGTTATGGCAAGAAAAACAAAAGCAGAACAAGCAGAAGATCTAGCAACTGCATTAGGTCAAAGTATTCAAGAAGGACTGAATAAGAAATTTAAAAATACTAACTATAAAGTTGCATATTTCCTTAACGGAGATACGGATTCACCTAGTGAAGTAGGTGGATGGGTAGGTACAGGTTCTTCAATGTTAGACTTGGCAATCTCAAATAGAAAAGGTGGAGGTTTTCCAGTTGGCAGAATAACTGAGATAACAGGATTAGAAGCTTCAGGTAAATCATTACTAGCAGCTCATGCTTTAGCAGATACGCAAAAGCAAGGAGGTCTTGCAGTATATATTGATACTGAAAATGCGGTTAGCCGTGAATTTTTAGAAGCAATAGGATTAGACCTGGAAAAAATGCTCTATGTTCCATTAGATGCTATTGAGGATATTTTTGAAGCAATTGAAAGTATTATTGAATCAGTTAGAAAATCTAACAAAGATAGATTGGTTACAATTGTCGTAGATTCAGTAATGGGAGCTTCAACAAAGATTGAACAAGCAGCAGATTATGATAAAGATGGTTGGGCTACAAGTAAAGCCATCATATTATCAAAAGGTATGCGTAAGATAACAAATCTAATTGGTAGACAGCGAATTGCCTTGTTGTTTACTAATCAGCTTCGTTCAAGGTTAGGTGTAGCATTTGGTGATCCTTGGACAACTAGTGGTGGTAAAGCAATTCCATTTCACTCATCAGTACGGTTACGATTGAAATCAGTAGGACAGATCAAAGTCAAAAAAGATGGTGTTGATCAAACTGTTGGTATCAAAACTAGATGTCAAGTTATTAAAAATAGAATGGGTCCACCATTA